GCCTGCATGAACTCACAGTTGCCGTTCAAACAGATAATCAATACAGGGATAAAGATATTCATTGTTACACCATTTCATCTATGTTGGCACCCTTGTTGGGATCTTTGGGGCGCATCTGTTTTATCGCTTCCTGCCTATCCTCAATCACTTTGAGCTGTTGCTGTTTGATTGTTTGTTGTTGTGTCAGCTTGGCCAGCTCAATGTTATGAGCCATAGCTGGATCGATTCCGCCTACTTTCATTTTGTAAACCTCGGCATGACATTGTGTCCTGTGTATTGAAACGAGTCCAGCATGGGCAATAGGCCAGCCAAATCGTCAGCAGGATGTCGTTGTATTAAGGGATGACGATCACCATCAGTCAGCATGAAGTACAGCTTCTCTGTGCCTTCTTCGATTTGATATTCAAAGATGTATTGCAAGTCTTCAAGAGTCATTTTCTCAATCCTTTGATATCTTTGTATGCAACAAGTATATAATGATGCCACACAAATCCAATCATCATGGGCAAGTCCAGATGTACACTGACCATAGGGCCTTCTAGTTCACTGCGCATGTTGTCTCCATATGCTGTGCCCACAAAAGGTATGCCCTTGTATGTGCCTTCAACCCTATCCCCAAATGCGTACTTAGGCTCAGGGCGATTCTGTTTAAAGTAGTCTGCTAGGTTCATACAATCTTAATCCTATCTGCATTGGCACGATCGCTGTGTATCATGTGGCCTTTCTTGCGTACAAGGTCAGCACACCACTGCGGGTCAGCTTCCCAACGTTCTTGCCAAAATTCTTGATCTAATTCAAGATCACAGTCAATGGCATAGATCTCGTAGTGACGCTGACTGTTGAAGCGAGCTCGCAGGGTCAAGGCATGGACCAGTTGATTGAGTGGATTCTTCTTTTGGCCATTGCCCTTGAGTACTTCCATTAGTTGTACTTTGTCCCAGTCTTCGTACTGAGTGATAGGCACAATGCTTTCAATGCCCAAATGGTCCCAACTGAAGATAAATGCGTTTGTGGTCATTGTCCGACTCCTAGTGTATTTCTATATTACCAGCCAAGACAATTCGCTCGTCTTGGGACATGCACTCAGGCACCCCGTGATCCATCCATCCTGGGAATATGATCAGCATGCCTTCTGTAGGGGCAATGCTGTGATCAATTGATTTAAACTGCAAAGGTGTAGGCGGCTCATCCATCTTTAAATAATAACAAAAACTAAATGCCGATGCAAAATGATTATGCGTATTAGCATAATCACCGGAGTGATAGATAGCACCCCATAAAGAAGTAATCGAATACGAATAGGGTGGCTGGCGACTGTAATCAATAGGTTTAAGTAACTGAGTGATACTGTCCACTACGCCAACACGCAGAAGATCAAAGAATTGGTTGTAGGGCGCCGCTTGGTGATCAATGGGCAAGAGCCATTCGGTCATGTCTGCTTTAATATTAGTTTTCCTGCCCTGTCTATCGCCCTGGGTTCGTATTAGATCAATTAGAGCAGCGTTAACTATGTCAGCGTTTTCTAATATGTATGTGTTGATTAGACGTGCGGTGTCAAATACCAGCTTGTCGTTCAAATCTTTTCTCCTGCTTTGAAGCCACGAAAGCGCATGAACCTAGGAAACCGTAGACTGTAGGTACCGTCTTGGTTCTGTGTGATAGCATCAGCACGAACTTCGATGACCTGCCCGTCTACCTTGCAACTCCAAAACTCATCACGATCCTTGTCTGAGAAGCCCGAACCCACGTTTACTTTGATCAGCTTGCCATCTTCTGTGCCTTCACAGACCAAAGCACCCATCTTGCCCACGTTGCGGCCTGTGCCTTCTTCTGTTTCAATCACAGCAAGACTGACTTCAATAAAGGGCTTTTGTTTGAGCCAAGCCACACTTCGCTTGCCTTCCCACTTGCCATTGGGGTCTTTGATCATGATACCCTCAAAGCCCTCGGCCACGGCCTGCTTGTTGTAGTCTTTGAACTCAATTTCATCTGTGAACACATCCAGATCAAACTCTCGCTGTGTGATGATTTCAATGCAGCCTGAGTCTGCAAACAGTTTTGAAAAGTTCTCACGCAGGAAAGCACTGCGGCGCTTTTGCCCCATCACGCTGGCTCCTGCCTTGAACTCTGTCAAAGGCACGATGTCAAACAGCATGAGTCGAGCATCCTGTGCCTGTACATTTTCTTTGCGATGTACTTCTTTCATCAGAGCCTGGAAGCTAGAGCTAACCACTTCACCGTCAAACACATAACTGCGGCCCCAGTTGTCCATGTTAGCTTCAAAGGCCTTGACAATATGCGGAAAGTTAACCAGTTCTTTGCCATTGCGAGTGTACATGGTAACTGTACGGCTTTCATAGTCTACCACAGTCAGCACACGAACACCGTCCAGCTTGGGCTCAACTAATTTCTTGCCTGTGATCTTGCCTTCGTGATTGGCACCATCATGTGCCAGCATGCATTCAAATACAGGCACAGAGTATTGAGGCTTCTTAGACTTCTTGGCCACAGTGTTCACTGTCTTTTCTGAAACACCACAGCGTAGGTCCTTGATAAGAATCCTACGATAAAATCCATTCCATTGTTCTTTAGTGGCCACATCCATGGCCAATTTGATAGCATCACGTGCGGCATGACCTGTGAGTGTTCTGCGATACAGAGCATCTGCTAGCTCACTGAAGTTAGCCCAGCTCAAGCCCTGTCCATCTACTGTGCTCTCTGGAATCTGCTTGACACCAAACGTATGCAGTCGATCCAAACACCAACGAACTCCCTCAAAGAACTCATCTAGGCCTTCTGTCATTGCTTCTGCTAGGATAGCTTCTTTGGCTAAACGGCTGTTGTCTGCTTCAAGTCGGGCAATAACTACGGACGGTTGTGTTCTCATTTTCTGCTCCTAATCTGTTACAATGCTAATATTATAGCACCAAATGATTGATTTGTCAAGAGAAATATACCTTCTTAGTATTTTGATAAAATGCATCTAATTCTTCCAAAGTACTCATGTTGCTCTTCATTTGATTAGCCTGCCTACTGATGATAACATAATTTGATATGCTATTGATCTGCTCGTCAGTCCAACCTAATGCCCTAGCGATAGACCTTGGCACTTTGTGATCTACACTAGGCTGAAAGAATGATTCATCTGTTTCTACTAACGGATTAATCACTCTGTTCAAACCCCGGCCATAGTCTAATGGAGTACCAAATATCGGACAAACATCAGGACATATCTTTGCCAATTCAACCTTGTTGCAGGACCAGTCAACCTGCCATGCCCAAAGCAGTTTTAGAAAGCGAGTTTGATCCCTACTGTCTTTAAAACCTTCAAATAGTTTTTCATTGCCATAAGTGGTCGCATCGTAATATTCATGGAACTGTCTTTGAGCAAGAGCCCGAAGGCCCTTGCTCTTTAATTCTTCTAATCTATCAAGCATTTTCAAAGTCGCCAATAGCTGTGTCAACTTCATCACTTTCGTCGTCGACTCCGTCTGATACTATAGGCATAGTACGGATACCTGTAGGTATTTTTTCTGTAGAAACAAATACAGAATAGTTCTTACTACCATAAGGCATATCCATTTCAAATGTCTGACCACCTACGCTAGTGATAGGATTCAATTTTAGATCAAACCCTTTGTTACGTCCAGGCTGACTTTGAATCCAAGACTCTCGATTGTTTATCAAGGTATATATAGAAGCTGCAATCATCAATCCGTTGTTACCAGTGTTGGTAAAACGATGGTCTTTCCAATGGGTAAATCCTTTGCTCTTAGAGCCTTTGTCATACTGTTTGTTTCTCTGTTTCTGTACTTCTGGCCATATTGCTTTAGCACTGTTCCACTTCTCACCTAGCACCTGCGCCACATTAACTAAAAACTGATCTGTGATTTTCTTAGAACCTTGACAACGATAGAACTCAATGAGTCCCCAAATTGGAGCATGATCCAATGCAGAACCAGGCCATGCATATGCTACTGTCTTCAAAGCCTTTTCAAACAGTGTACGATTTTCATATTCGTTATCACAGTAGTTCTTGAAGTGTGCTTGAAAATTTGCTGTCTGGTTACTTTCTTTAGGACCAGGGTCTTTTTTGGCTTCAGGCACTAGTTTAAATCCTGCATCAGACAAAATAGTGTCTAGATAGTATGCTGGCTTATCCTCTGTTTTTTCAGGCAATCCAGCACTCTTCATAGCTTTGGCACGTTGTACACGACATTTATGTAAATCATATACAGTAAGTGGTAATACATCGCCACCGCAGGCAATAAATTGATTGGCATCTTGCCAAGCAAGTTCTTTAGGGCTGAAGCCAATTGGCGGAGTCAACACACCATGCAACACAAGGGTGATAGTTCCGTGGTTGCCGTCATTGATATAAACTTTGCCTTCGTTTCTAGCGTAACGGCCTTTGGCTCCAAAAACTAGACTAGAATCAAAGTTAACCATGAGTTTGAAAATTCTAAATAGGTTAATAACACGCTGGATACGCATATTAGCCTTAACATGCTTTATATTTACAGGGATGCCGCTCATTACAGCTTCATCTAATTTAAACTCTTTAAGTTTATATCCCCACAAAATAGGTTTTTTGGTTTCGGGATCAATGATCTGTGCCAACGCTCTAAGGACATAAAACCCAATTGATAGAGTAAGATCTACCTCACCTAATGGTTCAAGAATAATTTCGCCATTAACACAGTGAAGATCTCGATCAGTGAAAGATTCTATTGCTTTGGTCTTGCGTTTGAATTCTTCAGCGCTCATTAGACTGATATCTTTGCGTCCAGTATTAGGACCAAATACATTCTCTAGATCCGGACCACCGTTGCCATTATAAATTTCAGGAGGTATACCGAATTCGATGCTGTCACGCCAGGCATTAATTACTATCTGGGCTTGCTCGCCCAAAATAGCATAGGGATTGATCGCTTCTGCGATTACAGTTTGTTTCATAACATTTCCTTTAAGTTGGTTAAAACGGGTAAGCATTTGCTTACCCTTCCACGCTAGGGTTGCTACTAGGAGCTTCCCTCAGCGTTAAAGTAATTATACGATCAACTGATTAATTTGTCAAGCCTAGTTTAACCAAAATCAAACAGTATTCCAAATTGGTTATCTGCCTGCGCCATAGCACCGTAGTCTGTGCGCTCGTGTACTTCACGTGGCACAAATAATCTGTCCATGTATTTTGGAATCTGCTGATGCGTCATTCCAATATCCTTGCCAAAGAACAGGCCTTGTTGAGCTTCATTGGCAGGCTTACGCACAGCACAGACACAGACATAGTCACGCTCTGCAAAGAAATCGTACAGGGCCTGCGGGTCGTATCCATATTGTTTGCACTGTTTGGGCACGATTTCAACCTGTACCGCGGGTCTACATCTATCAATTGTGTCTTTGGCGCCGTGGATGACAAACAGTTCGGAACCCTCTACATCAATCTTGATCACATCTACATCTTCAAATGCAAAACTATCAATGGTTCTTGCAGGAACATCAACCACATGCTGAGACTTCTTAACATGTGCATTGTCGTAGACTGCAAAGTTATGTCCGCCGTGCTCAGGATGATCCTGGATGCCAATTGTGCCTGTGTTGCGATTGGTCACAGCAACTTCGTGTACAGTGATGTTACCGCGGAGGTTCATGCTCTGAGGTATGCCCTTGTAGGTGTACCAGCCCACTACAGGATCAGGATCTCTGTATACCCTGCCTTGATTTTGATCACCCAACCAATAGATGCCCTGCAGATTGCTTCTGCGAGCAATTTCAATATTGGCCTTCAACATGGTTAGTGTAGTTGGTGTGGGTTCAAATGATTCCACATCATCAGCCCATTCTGCATAGGCAATGGTGTTGTTGCCCACGTTGGCGCCCACGTCTATAATACGTCTTGCATTAGGATAAATGGTACGGATCAATCTACTGTTGTTGCCTTGGTAGTAGACATTGACTCCGCTGAACCTAGGTCCTTGTAGATTGTCAATGCTCAATAACCAATAGCATCTTCCAAATTTGTTTAAAACTAATCTAAACTTCGGGTCTTGGTAAAGTCCGCTAGGTTCATCAAATCCAAATAAGTCTTTGAATTCTGGTTCTGTGACAGTAGCTGTAATTAATTGCGGCATAGTAGTTCTCCTTCTAATCAATGTTCGCAGGGTTTTTTGAATTGAAAACAGACTGTTAAAAATCTGTCGTTTGAGTTGGCGCTTGGCCTTTGATAGCATCATACTAGTTCTCCTTTCTAATCATTGTTTGCTATCAGTATTTACCTAGTATACTAGATCAGGAAAAATTAATCAACCTAAATAATCTGCCCAGCTGGGATGCCCCATGTGATATCCCCTAACTCTGCGTTTGGCAACTAGATCCCAAAATGTAGGCTTGTAGGGAGCGATCTTTGGCTTCATCTTGCCCACATGAGCTGCCTTGCGGTAGTTACAGTGCTTGCAGGCCGTGGTGGAGTTTTCCCAAGTGGTCTTGCCGCCCAGGCTCACAGGATGCACATGATCCAAAGTGGCATTGGTTTCTGTGACATTTGTGCCACAGTATTGACCTGGCACTGTGGACTATCCAATCGTCATGCCATTCTAGTACCTTGACCTTGTCCAGGACCATGTATCGTATGGATTCCTGCCAATCTACAATAGATAAAGGCAATAGGCTTACAGGTTGCATGTCTGCGTTTAATAAAAGGGTGCTCATGATATATTTAACTACGGATTGATTACATGACTATTATATGCTCAGATCACAAAGAAAACAAGAGCATTGACAATAATTACTAGACACGTTATACTTTAATTTTGTACAAAAGGAAATCTATGTTAGTACCAATGGTAGTTGAATCCACAAGCAAAGGCGAACGGGCCTATGACATTTTTAGCCGTTTGCTCAAAGAACGCATCATCATGCTGAATGGTCCGGTGGAAGATGGAATGGCCAATCTAGTTGTTGCCCAATTGCTGTTCTTGGAAAGCGAAAACCCAGACAAGGACATAAACATGTTCATCAACAGTCCAGGCGGTGTTATCACAGCAGGTATGGCTATCTATGATACCATGCAGTTTATCAAACCAAATGTAGCTACCTATGTTATGGGGCAGGCCTGCTCAATGGGCAGCTTTCTAGCACAGGCAGGCGCAGCAGGCAAGCGCCATATATTGCCCTATGCTCGACACATGATCCATCAGCCTTCAGGCGGTGCTCGCGGCATGCAAAGCGATATTGAAATACAGTACAAAGAGATCACTAAGATGAAACAGATCCTAACTGAACTCTATGTCAAACACAATACCGCAGGCAAGACATATCAAGACTTTGAGCGTGACATGGATCGTGACACATTCATGAGTGCGGAAGAAGCATTGGCCTACGGCCTAGTAGATAAAATAATTGAGAGACGACCATGAACTTACAAACATTAGGCAAGATAGACAAAGGGTGGGGATTCGAATTGGTATTTGCCAACAATGACAAATACTGTGGAAAACTGTTGGTATTCGATCGTGCAGGAGCCAAGACCAGTTTGGTGTTTCACAAAGAGAAATACAAGAGTTGGTTCATCAATGCTGGCAAGTTCAAAGTTACCTATATTGATGTTGCCACAGGTGAGGCCAGGGAAGCCATTCTAGAAGAAGGCAAGACTGCAGACTTTGCAGCTCTGGGCCCGCATCAGATTGAAGCTCTGGTTGCCAACAGTGTGATATTCGAAGTTGGTACCGCTGACTACATCGAAGATCGTTTTAGACTAGCGCCTGGCGATACTCAGAATGCAAAACCCGTCGTCTAAGATTAAATGGACCACTGATGTCCCGCCAGTACAGGACCCCGGTTCTGAGCTGGAAGGGATACCATTCTACGATAGTAAAAACGTTGCCCCCAAGTGTGTTATAGGCCTAGACCGCGATGGGGTTATCAATGTTGATCGCGGAACATATACCTTTCGCCCAGAAGATTTTATACCCATCCCTGGTAGCCTAGAAGCCATGGCCAAACTGCGGAAAGCAGGCCATAAAATTGTTGTTATAACCAACCAGTCTGGAATTGGCAAAGGATTGTACACTTCAGCTGATGTTGAACGTGTGCATGAACACATGTTTCAATTATTGGGTCAGGCAGGGTGTCTTAGCATAGACGGATTGTTTTATAGCAACACCAATTTAAGAAGTGATGTATTCGCCAAACCAAATATTGGAATGTTCAAACGATGCGAAGACGAAATCAAACATATTAAATTTAACAAAGGATACTTTGTAGGTGATAAAATGTCTGATCTCAAAGCAGCGCACAAAGTTGGTGCTGTACCTGTGTTGGTACGAACTGGCTACGGTCTGGAAACAGAGAAAGAATTAAACAAGTGGACCTATCGAGATATCAAGAGCAAGACCAAAGTGTTTGATGATCTTGCAGCATTTGCGGAATCAATAAGTCTTGTTAAATGATGCTTGAAGAGCTGTAATTAGATCTTCAATCATGCCATCATCGTGGAACGGAGTGGGCGCAATACGCAACCGCTCCGTGCCTACAGCCACAGTGGGTGAGTTGATTGGTTGGATGTAGATGTTATGCTCATTCAGCAGTTCATCGCTGATGGCCTTGCAACGCACAGCTTCCCCAACCAGGATGGGTACAATGTGTGTGGTTGTACATTCCATAGCAGGTATGCCCGCCACACTCAATCTGTGCTTTAACTTTCTAGCTCGTTCTTGATGCTTGTCTCGTATCTCGTTGTGATCTTTGAGGTACTTGACCGCAGCCAGGGCGCCTGCGCAACTCACAGGGCTCATTGATGTGGTAAAGATAAAGCCTGCAGCAACAGAACGGATGGCGTCGATTACCTCAGCATCGGCAGCAATGTAGCCACCTTGGACCCCATAGGCTTTCCCTAATGTACCGTTGACTATGTCAACACGGGATTGTAGCCCTAGCTCTTCAACCTTCCCACCACCGTGGGGACCATAGAGTCCTACCGCATGTACTTCATCGATGTAGGTCATAGCACCGTATTTGTCTGCTAGGTCGCAGATTTCTTTGATGTGTCCTACGTCGCCATCCATTGAGTAAACTGATTCGAATACAATGCAGGGCACGTTGCCTGTGAGTTGTATGCTTGTTAGTATGTCTTCTAGGTGATTGAGATCGTTGTGTCGGAACACGGTCTTAGGAGCTCGGCTGTGTACCATGCCGATGACTAGACTGTTGTGGTTCTCACTGTCTGATACAAAATGTATGTTGGGTATGATTTTACTTAGAGCAATCAAGGTCCATTCGTTGGCCACATAGGCTGATGAGAACAACAGAGCTCGTGCCTTGTTGTGTAACATGGCTAGTTCATGCTCTAGAGCCACATGATAGTGACTGGTACCAGCAATGTTTCTAGTACCTCCTGAACCTGCGCCTGTGTGATCTAGAGCGGTGTGCATGGCATCTAACACAACTTTATGCTGGCCCATGCCCAAGTAATCGTTGGAGCACCAGTTAGTGATGGTTTTGATGTTGTAGGGCCCGTACCACATGGCTGAAGGGAACTTGCCCTTTTCGCGGATGATGTCATTGAACACACGGTATTTGCCCGTGTCTTTGAGTGTTTTTAGCAGTGCGTTGAATGGAACTTTATTAATCATAACTCTATTTACACTATAAATATCCAACTATGGATATTGTTAAACTCGATGTGCTTATCTGTTTAATCGAGTCCGCAAAGAAGATTTAGGAGACCAATGACATTACTAGATGAAAGATGTCGTTTAGTGACTGAACTAGACGATCAAGAATTCATGCGATTGATAGCCGTACTGAGAGACTTGGTAGATGCCGGAGGTACCGATGGGCTGAAGCTAAATTGGCATGTGCAAGCCTTTCAATCTCGCGAGCGTTGGCAACCCACAGTGGCGCATATTGCTGACTTTTTAATGCACTGCCAGCCACGCCACACCCATTTGCTATTGATGGGCAGCAGTGCGGGTTGGATGATGCCCACGGCATGGCTTACCCAGTTCAAGCAAATTGATGCCTACGACTTAGATCCACTCGCCCAACACTTGTTTAATTGGCGCCATGGACCTGCGCTGCACAAAAGCAACACGCAAATCACTCACCACCGCCAAGATGCCATGGCGCATTTGCTTGAAATACTAGCAACACATCCTCAAGCCAGCATCTGGTTTGACAACATGCTGGGGCAACACCTCTACCGCATACGTGATCAAGTGCAAGTGGAACAAGATCTCCGCGCACTCAAAACCACATTAAAGGGGCGAGATTGGGGCAGTGTGCATGACTTGCTGTCGGGCTCTACCCAACAAGATGCACATATGCAAGCTGTGCGTCAAAACGTATGTCCACGCGATATAGACGCCACTTACAGCCAGGGCTTGGCGCAAAGCCTGCAGGCACAAGGCATTTGGTGTGACCATCTCACTTCACATGTGTTTGTAGACCATGCACCTACCACGCTGATACCTTGGGAATTCAAGCCCCACTATTGGCATTGGTTGCAAGCTGGTTGGCAAGCACCAAGATAAAAATCAATAGTTAGAGGAACTGTTCCGTAGATGAAAAGCGGTAAATAACTGACTATGGAGTGATAATGGCAACAATTAACTATTTTGGTTTAACCAAGAAAGGCACGGTAACAGTTAACCTAACTGTTACCATAGATCAGTTGATCTCAGCCATTGCCACTGACGAAGTGTTGGCCACAGAATACTACACAGTCAGTGCTATGAATGATTTCAGTAAAAGCAGTCTTACCTACGGTGATAGTTCTACTACATTAACACAACTAGGACTAGTAGATGGCGGAACTGTGTTATGCACCACAAATCAAACAGGCAGCAAACAAGAACGACAAGTAGCAAAATTAGCAATCGCAGGAAAGAAACGCTCACTGTCCGGTAGAACCAGCACACTGACCATAGATAATCTTCCAACAAAATACACAGTCAATGCTGTCACAGACAATGCCAATGTGGGTGGATTAGTTGCTGGCCGTCCTTGGAGTTAATCATTGAGCTTCCTAGTAGCCAACCTTCCTCCAATACATTGCTTTGTGCGCAGAGAGTTTCTATATGATTTTAAAAGTGGGCACGGTGAGTATGAGCCTTGTATATGGGTTTCAATCAAAAGCCTACGCAGCCAAGCGTTTCGCATAGAAGCCTACTTGCCACGCTATGGCGCACTCTATGACAAACTGCCCTTGCATGCCTATGTGAGTCGTACAGACAATCTAGAAGCAGACAAGTTCCTAGCCTTGGACACACTACAGATCTGGGACTGCTTCAGCTATGACATTGCTGTGATCCAGAAAGCATTTCTACGTAATCTCAGCTGTGAGTTCTATGCTAAAGATCGGCAGTTACACAAGGGCAACTACTTGTTCACTGTGGACAATGCCGCCCCCGACATGAACATCATAGACACCACCTATTCAGAGTGGCCAGAAGATCACAAGAGCTTTAACTTCATTGAGCTAGACAACGGACAGTATGCTGCCCAACCCAACAATCGCTGTATATTCTTTGATGCTGCCAGCAATCCCAAGGAAGTGCTGCATCCAGACTTCAAAGTGGCCACCAAGAAGTGGGTGGTTGAAACCAATCCCAAATGGCGTCTAGGTGACAGCGACACAGTGACCTACGAGTAACATGCAATACATCAATGATTCAGATATATGGAGTCAATGTCCCGTCGAATACCTCTGGATCTACGACAAACTCATAGTGGCTCGCAAGCAGGGGATTCTAGCAGCACCAGCAGGGATTCCAGTGCCTCACCCAGCCACATACATTGTCCGCCCTATAACCAACATACGCATGATGAGTCGTGGTGCCAGCAAACAATGGCTGACTTCTCAGGACTCTAATTCAGTACCAGATGGATATTTTTGGTCAGCATGCCTTGAAGGCCGTCACATCTCCGTGGACTTTCACTATGGCGTACAGGAACTCACAGTTGAAGGGTTCCGTGACAATCCCGACAGGTTGGACAGATTCAGCCGTTGGCAGCGCATTGATGAATCATACAAATTTCCACTGATTCTAGGTGAATTATGGCGCATGACACCGTGGATCAACGTGGAATACATTGGGGACAAGATCATTGAAGTACACCTGCGTTGGAACGACGATTTCTCTAACCACAGCAGCGATGTAATACACCCAGTTTGGTGTGATAATCCCATGCCCCAACCCCCGAATACCACATGGTACCCTAGTACTGCCGGAGATAGACTGGGCTTCTGGATAGAGAATAAATAAGCTATAAGATTTAAAAGGTCCCCATGAGAAAACTACTACTATTACTACTGGTGCTGCCGCTGGTAGCATTTGCACAAAAAACACCCCAAGGCGTTACATATGACGCACAAATTATCAGAGTAACGGATGGCGATACAGTTGTTATCGCCGCACCCTTTCTACCTGCACCCCTTAAGCCCGAACTTGCGGTACGAGTCTACGGAGTCGATACTCCGGAAAAAGGATTTAGAGGTCAATGCGACTCAGAAAAGCAACGTGGTGAAGCCGCTTCCGTTTTCACTAAAGGTCTCATTAACGCCAGTCAACAGCGACAGGTCATTCTATATGGTTGGGATAAATTCGGTGGTCGTGTATTGGGCGACATCATTCTAAATGGACAGAGTCTACGTGCTGCTTTAATTGCCAATGGGTTTGCTCGTGAATACTACGGTGAAGCCAAACAAAGCTGGTGTAATTAAAAATGCGCACAGAATCTTATCAATTGTTTTCACAACTGCTTGAAGGTTATCTCAACGAAGCCAGCACCAGTCTCAACTTGATACTAGACAATCCTGGTGGCAAACAGGTGGTTAAATTCCTTCACACAGACATGGGCCTTGCACATGATCAGGATTATCGACAAGTAGAAAAGATATCATGGAGTGAACTCAAAGACGCTAGAAGAGGTGCTTGGGTCATGATCAAAGGCACCACAGGCACAGGAGCCATCCGTGCCACTGCCAGCGGTAGTTATGAAGCCACTGCCAGCTCAGGTGGAGAAGTTGATAGTTTTGCAGACGGACGTGGCGGCAACGTCATTGATTTTTTGAAATCAAAAATAGGTAAACTAAACAAGTTCTATGTGGGAAACAATACTTCTAATGTGAATGACAAACGAAAGAAACGTTCAGATCAACAGGCCGGCAAAGATACGTCAGCGGTCAGTGTAGACAGCCTAACTAAAAAATTCAAGCCTCTGTGGGTCAAAGCCATTACTGCTGCTATCGCAGACGTCAAAGGACATATCGCCAATCAGATCAAGAACGATGCCTTTGACAAAGCTGCCAAGAAACTAGAACATGTGAAAAAACTGCAACAAGCCATTGAATCGTTGGAAACAGATTCTGACACACCCGGCTCCGTTAAAAATGCTATCAATCTTGCGGTGTTGATGTCGGCCAGTCATCACTACCCCGAACAGACTGGTGCTATTAGTCGCAGCGGCTATGGCGGTGGCGGCTATAATGCAGAACGATCTGAAGGCGGTAGCCAACTGATGAAAGACATTGCAGCCGGCGATCAAAAGAAACTAAGCACAGTGCTAACATTCTTTAAAAGGAGTTTGATTTCAGGATGAAACTCAATCAAATAGTTCTCGAAGCCAATGTAGCAGCCAAACTCAAAGACCCCAAGATGGTCAAGATGTTGAGCATAGCCATGCGACATGACGGCACACTGCCCAAGGATCGTGTGGCCAAACTAGGACCTAAACCTTCAGATGACGAGATAGTTAAACTATGGAGTGATCTCCTAGACAGCAGTCTCAGCAGCACAGACTATGGTAACCTTTCCACTGACGGCAAGTTTGATGAATGGTTGACTCGTATGTATATCAATGGTGTGGCTGACTTTGAAGACATCAACGGTGAAGGTGGTGATGCTCTAGGTGCTTGGAAGGCTCTGAGCATACGTGGCAAACTAGCAGAAAAAGATCAGGACTTCAACAGGTTCAAGAATCTGCGTCAGATACAGTCTATTATTCAGCAGCGTAATTATCGCGACGAGCTGAGAAAAATCAAAGATGCTGAAGTCATCGAAAAACACAAGCGTGATCGCAAAGAAATCACCATCGTAGATGATGAAAGATTCCTTATTGTAGTTCCTATGAACTACGGGTCTTGCTACACGTTCAACAACTCCGCAGGTTTCCAAGCCAGTTTCTGCACAGGATCGAGCTCAGGCGAGAGATGGTTTAAAAACTATGCTCCAGACGGTCCTGTGATATCCGTGTTTGACAAAGAAAATTCAGATGATGTCAACGGTAAATGGCAGATACATGCTCCTACCAATCAAATCAACAACGGCAATCAAAGCATACGATCAGACGAAAAGTTCTCAGAACTGTTTCCTGGATTGATGAAGCGCATTGTCGCAGGCATCCAAAGCAACGCAGCAGAACTGAAAACAGCCAGCGAAGATGTGGCCCGTGGCGGCTATGATATTCCAGCTGCTGTAGCAGATTTGAAAAAACGATTTCCTTTGAGCTATGCTTCAGGCGAAACCAAACCAGAAGCAGAACCAGAAGTTGATGCCAACGACGGCCCGGGAACGTATGTAGTAACACAAACAGCATCAGGCAAAACTGCTCGTATCCAGGGAGAAAATCGTCAAGACATTGTTACCAAGTTAACAACTAAGTATCCAGATAGTACAGAAGCAGACTATACCATCGAGAAAGCACAGGAATAAGAACACCCTACCTTAGGAACGTTAGCGTTACTTCAGGGTTGCCCGGCTGCTGGGCAGAGCGTTATGGGAGTCGTGCCCCGGAATGGCGTTCTAAGTGAGCACTTTTATAAAGACTGTATGAAGATAGCATTGTTCTTGCATCAGCCTAAATGCTCCGTAGAGTCCGGCAACGGCATTCTCCAAGCATTACAACCATACCATAGTTTTAAAATATTCACACGCTGGCCTCTTGAAGCTGACTTCTTTGATGATGTTGACATGATAGCCATACCTGGAGGTATTGGGGATGCGTCATCCTTTGAATATCTGCTACGTGAGAACGGAGACCGTGTCCGTGAGTTTGTTGATCGCGGCGGTCGATATCTTGGAATCTGTATGGGCGCCTATTGGGCAGGCAGTGAATACTTTAACATACTCAAAGATGTAGATGCTGTGCAGTATATCACTCGGCCTGGCACAGACACACGTAGACCACATGCCAAGGCTGTGCCTGTTACATGGCAAGGGCAACAAGAACGCATGTACTTTTATGATGGATGTGCGTTAGTGGGCGATGCTGGAAAATTTAAAACTGTGGCTACCTATGCCAATGGGGACGCCATGGCTATCATACAAAACAACATAGGGCTAATTGGATGCCATCCAGAGAGTCAGCCCAGTTGGTACAACGAATATCACAGCTGGATGAAGCCACACTATCACGGTGGCCGACATCACGAACTGCTGTTGGATTTTGTCAGCGACCTAGGATAATACCGTAGATCTCTTTCCAGTCCTTGACTATGGGATAGTCGCATGTGTGATGCATGTTGTGTCCGTGTTCGATAAGGATGCTTTTTAATCCCATAGCATGTCCAACATCTGCGTTTGCAGGCTTGTCTTCAATCCACCACATGCCTGAATCTTTATACGGTGCCAATGCTGAGTCTTTGTCTGCACCAGTATCCAAACAGATCACTGACTCTATAGCATTACCAAATAACTTGCGTAGATTCTTGCCACGAAGTTTTTGTGCATTTTTATCTAGACTTAGGCTTGTGATCACCCGGAATTGATAACCGTGTTTTTCGTGCAAGAGTTTAACATAGTGAGCTGAATCACGTAGCGCAGGTAGAAAGCCAATGGCTGCTGACTCGTTGAAAGTCTTGATAACTTTTTTGGAATCTCGTTCTTCTAGCTCGTTGTAGTGGTGATGTAGATAATAGCTTTTTTTATTATCTGCTGTGAGTGTATAACCGCGTTCTTGCATCCAAACTGAGAATGCCCATTCCCAGTCAAGGCAAACCCCGTCTGCGTCTGTGAGTATAAGTTTTTGTTTCATAACATATTATAGCATTATTTTGGACAGTTGTCAAGCAGATAAGTAAAATATGAACATAATAATCTATGCCCTGGTGATGGTTCAAATCACCATAGCCTGTGTGACACTTTATTTGCATAGAAGTCAAACACACAGAGCAGTACAATTTCACCCTGTGGTTAACCATTTTATGCGAGCCTGGCTTTGGTTCACAACAGGCATGGTTACTCGTCAATGGGTGGCCATACATCGCCGACATCATCAACGTTCAGACCAAGAAGGCGATCCACATAGCCCTCAGATCTACGGCATTTGGCGTGTGCTGTTCGGGGGAGCATTGCTTTATCATTCAGCCAGCAAAGACACGGCTATGGTCGACTCCTTGAGCAAGGACTGCCCTAATGATTGGATAGAACGCAACCTTTACTCCGCACACAGTCGCTCAGGTATTCTTTTAATGCTGGTCATAGACTGCTTTCTCTTTGGACCGTGGGGACTTGTAGTGTGGGGTATTCAAATGATCTGGATCCCGTTCTGGGCAGCTGGTGTAGTCAATGGTCTCAGCCACTGGTGGGGATATCGCAACACAGATACCAAAGATACCAGCCGCAACATCATTCCGTGGGCGGTATGGATTGGTGGGGAAGAACTACATAACAATCATCATGCCGATGGTGCTAATGCCAAGTTCAGTCAGCGTTGGTATGAATTTGATCTAGGGTGGATGTACATCTGCATCTTGCGGTTCTTTAGATTAGCCACAGTTAGATAAAGAAAAAGCAGCCCGAAGGCTGCTTTTCTTTTACCACTATGTAATGCTCTATGAGCGTAAATTATTTCTTCACGCCGCTGTTAACAAATGAATACATCTTTTCGGCGGTTTCTAGTACTTTATCTAAACCTGGAAACTCTGGCATTCCAACTGTGGTAATCAACTTGCCTGTAACTGGATCTTTGGCAGTTGACATTTCCCAACCGTTGAACTTGGCATAGAAGTCATCTTGTACTAGGCTTTTTGCCATACCCAAGATGTCTGTGCGGATTTCGTAGCCGTTCTTGTTGAATTTGACTTCTGGTGCTTTTGGTGTTTCGAATACGTTTGACATAATAATCTCCTGTGTGTAATGTCTGTGTCTAGCAGCTACTTCTTTTTCGCTGTTAGTTTATTATATATGCTTAACAAGAAAAAAACAACTATTTTCTGATTCTGTTTATCCGTTCACGGATGATCTCTATCACGGGTTCTGCCAACACCACTTCATAATGGTTATAGTCAACATCAATCAGTTCCATGTCTGCATGGTGCCGCTGGCTTTGAATGCTGACCACTCCGTCGTTGGCCACAACTATGAAAGGACTGCGACCCTGCACAGTGACCACGTTGCACCAGGGATGCTGCACTTTGATCTTGGCCGCTTCCCGCATGGCCCAGCTGCTGGGACCAATATCACGCATGAGCCTACTGAATGGTAAAAAGTATTGAGCATAGTCTGCTACTTCAGCACCGCCATAGGGTGTGCTTAGTGTGACTGCACCCAATACCTGTGCAGGCAAGTGATGGCTGAGATGCAGTGCATATATACCACCTAGACTGTGCGCTATGAAAAAACACTGCTTGACTCCAGCCAAACTCTGCTGCATCGCTGCTAGATTGTGTTCAAATCCGTCACGACTGTCATAGTTTAGGTCTAGACCCTTGCCTAGTCTAGTTCTGATATGATTGAAGCTTTCGCTGGTGGCGTTGGCACCGTGTATATAAACCAATTGCATGTCGATATTTATCGGGTGCTGTAGAGCGTCAAGCCATAGTGATGGCAATAAAAGCCAACATAAAGATCAATACTGCGCCTACAATAGGTAGCACAATGTGTATGTGTTTGACAACTTCTTCTACTGGATCACGCTGGTCCATTGTACACAGCTTTAGATTCTGCTATACGACCTTGACGAGCAAGACTAGCTGCATAACGTGCTTGGCCAAATGCTTCTAAAAATGACCAAATTGCGTTGGTGATTGTTTTCATAGATAAGTTTCCTTTTGATAGTTAAACTGACGGATATAGTTTTCCAACTGTGCGGCATCGGTAATGCCTTTGTCTGCTAGATATGCATCTAGACTTGATTGATAGCTGCTACCTGGAAACATTTCACTCAAACGTTCTAGCATAGACTGCATCTTTTCTGATAGGTATTTCATTTTATTTCCTGTGTGTTTGTGTAGAACTCAGTGTTCCTACTAAGTATTTACCATGAGAAGTGTTACATCTTGATTAAATAGAACAAACAGTGTATAATATCAAATGATGTGTAGAGGGTAAATACTAGACTAGGAAAGGCACATGAAACTAAAAACAAGATCGATCCTGCAGGAATTAAATGAACTGGCAGAAATCCGCAATAAGGATGAACTGTTTGAGAGTCGTGCCACCAACATCATCAATTCAGCTATTAATCTGCTGGAAACGTTGAAAAAACACTACACAGCAGAACAAGCGGATGAACTAGAACGTAGACTGTTAAATGCCATACGTGGACAGGATCCTGCCAAATTCACACGGGGCATACGCAAGATCGCCGAATCCAAAAGAACCAAGAGACCGTTAAATGAATCAGAGTAAACTACTAGAAGGTGGCAATGTGTTCAAGGGTGCAGACAAGCAGCCCCTAACACAGCGCATTGCCACTGCAGATGTAGAAAGCACAGTGGACTACATCGAAAAGATCACAGGACTAGACTTTACCAAAGAGAAAGATCTAGACGACAAGAAGCCAGTGAAATGGCTGGGCACCACTGGACGCAAAGAAGATCCAGATGGCACATTTGAGCGCAACAGTTCGGGCGATCTGGACCTCAGTGTGGATGCCAATGAAGTAGACAAAAGAGCATTTGCTGACAAGTTGATTGCACAGTTTGGCAAAGAGAATATCAAACTAAGCGGCGACAACGTGCATTGGAAGGTGCCTATCAACGGTGATAGTGGCAACGGGTTCGTACAGGCAGACTTCATGTTCTCCGCCAATCCCAAATTTCAACAAGGATCAATGATCAGTGGCGGAGGAGAGTATCGTGGCGAACACCGCCACATCATACTAAGTTCCATAGCCAGAGCCAAGAATATGAAGTACAGTCCCAAGCATGGCATATTGAATCCACAAACAGATGAACTGCTGCCCAACGGCAATGATTGGAATCAAATTGCCAAAGAATTGCTGGGACAGACTGCTACAGTCAAGGACATTCGTTCAGTGGATGCTATACTTACGTATATTAAAAAACTGCCCAACTATGAAGAACTAGTCGCAGGTGCCAGAGAAACCTTGGGTCGTCAAGGCATAGAGCTGCCCAAGGCCAATCAAATAGAAAGCTACCAACCAGGTACTATAGGTTGGATGCGCCAACTCATAGAAATAGTAAAATGAGATTCTGGGAACTGTTATTAGAAGATGAAGCACCCCCTGCCAAGAAAGTTGGCAGAGAGTTCAACCACCTTGAAGATCTCGTGTTCACGGAAACCAATGGTGCTCAGCGTGCCATACAGATACTTAAAGACCTAGCCAAACCCGAAAGCAAGATATCTATCAAGTGGGACGGTAATCCTACCATATACTGGGGACGTGATGATGATGGCACATTCCGCATGGTAGGCAAGAACAACTGGGGACGTGAAGAAGGCAAAAGCAGTTCTCCAGATGAATTGAAATCATTTATCATGAGTCGCGGCAAAGGCGAGGACTGGCGTGAAAAGTTTGCTAGTGATATGGCAGCACTGTGGCCTGTGTTCGAAGCAGGCACCCCCAAAGATTTCCGAGGATACGTCTACGGTGACATGTTGTTTCACCCTGGCAAACCCTACGAAAGTGGTAATGGCAACATATCATTCACTCCCAACCAAACCACCTACGAAGTCAAGGCAGTCAGCGATATAGGTGTGAAGCTAGGCAAGAGCAAGATCGCAGTGGCCGCACACAAGCAGTTCAGCTACTGGGGAGACAAAACTGGTGAGGATCTAGACAGTGTGGACATGCTGAATGCCAACCCCAATCTTGTGGTGTTTGGCTTGACCTATGTCAGCTATCAACCTGCTGTGAACGCAGACAATCTAGGACGCATAGAATCCTTGGCTAAGAATCAACAGGCTATCAACAAGTTTCTAGCACCCGTGGCAGGCATGGGCTATTTACAGAGTGAACTCTATACCTTTGTCAACACTCAGAGCAAGGCCAAGCAGTTGGATAATCTCAGTGCAGAAGCTTTCATGCAGTTTCTACAAAAGACACCTGCTAAAGCACAGAAGATCGCAGCACATGTTCAAGCCAACCCAGGAGTCATTGACACCTTGTTTGAGTTGGTGCGAGAAATCATGGCAGCTAAAAATGAAGTCATCTCAGAACTAGATGCTGCCAAGGGTGACATATCTGCACACACAGGCGGCAAGCCAGGCGGCGAAGGCTATGTAGCAGGTGGATCTAAGCTGGTACCACGTGATCGCTGGACCCCATTCCGTTCAGAATAACTGCTAATTCAGCTGATTTTTTCAATCCAATATAAATACTTGCATAGGAATCAGGGTGATTCCTAATATTGCCGGCCTCTGAGCGAGGTCATTGATCAAGGAGAATTTATCATGGCAGACATTTCAACAGTAGCACAAATTTTTGACAACGCTGGTGCAGAAATCACAGCATCTCGCGTAGGTGCAAACGCATTCAAATTTGTTGATCCAGCATCACAGTTCAGCACACGTAAACTACGTTTTGTTAAAATCGTCAACGGTGCCGACTTAACAGCAGGTGATTTCACTACTACCAAAGCAAACACTAACAGCAACCTATCAAAAGCAGTTCGTTGCGCTCAGAACTATGGTGAGATCTTTGTAATTGGTACACCATCAGCAACTGGTTTGATCGTTGCTTATGCAGACGACACAGTCAACGACGGTTCAGCAGCAAGCCCATCACTAAGTGATGCATCTTATGCTAAACTAGAAGCTGAGCTTGTTGCAGCACTTGGTGGTACACACACTGTGACCACAGTAGTTCCAACAGGTATCACATTCGCTTAATTCTAAATTAAGTTTATTCTCAGGGATGGGAAGCACTAAAGGACCGCAAGGTCCTTTTTTGTTGGCTGAATTTCTATGAGTTAAATACATACATTATGGCACGATACCAAATTGTTACTCTCGTAGATATAACCCGCAGTCAACCCGCTAGGGACGACACCAACAGCACTCTGCTAGGACAGCAGGCCAACTTCAACAGCCTGCTGCAGGCCATAGGTCTGAGATCCAACGTGGAATGGTTGCGTGATCCAAAAAAACACACAGGGAGACTGCCTGCACCAGCCACAGGCAAGGCCACACATTGGATTTGGGAATTCGATTGTGAACGTGATCAAGTCTTTCTACAACACGGTGACCCAGTTTATCTACTGGCACATGATCTCAACCATGTGCCAGTGATTGTTGATTTAGAAAACAGTGAAGACATCAACCCAGCCGCCTTCCAAACTCAGGGTGACATGATAAATACTTGGGTAACAATGATTTAGACAAAATGTGTTTTTACACAGTTGGCATAAATACTAGTTCAAAGGCACCCATTAGGCATTTCGGAACACTTAGGCACATGGCTCGGAGCGAGCACCTGACTTAACATAAAAGGAAAATAGCCACAATGGCCACTAAAGACGCGGTAGCACAACTGGCTGCACTACCTGAGCGGGTAGCTGTAGTCGAAACCAAAGTAGACCAAATAGAAGAAAAACTTGACGATCTCAAAATAGGCGTCAAAGACATGCATGAGTGTCTAGATAATACTCGTGATTTACTCACTGAAAAATTATCAGAAATGTCACAGGCATCTGACGCACAGCACCAAGATTTGTATCAAAAGATCAATGAGTTGGAAAAAGTCAAAAGTAAAATTACCATGTATTTGATGGTGGGGTTGGCGTTTGCAGCTGGTGCTGGTTGGATTAATGCTATTAATTTTCCACACGTACTCAAGTTCCTAGGACTGTAAAATACATCCACTTAAATAAGGACCATAGGTCCTTTTTTTATGACACAAATCAGCCGTAGACTAGAACAGATAGTTCGCCGAGAATTATCTAAAAATATCATTCCTGTTAAAACTCCGGAAGGTATTCTAGTAGGTGATGTGTTGATAACCAATCAAGACAATCTCAAATTCCTGTATAGAAAATCGCAGTTGATCTACGCAGAAATACATCTGAACTCTGTGGCCATCAAAATGGCCAATATCCTGGCGCTGAGACACAGTCACATATCAGTTGATTTGTTGTATCGAGCTGATCAAGAATACGGCAAATGGTTCGTTGACAGCCAGATGTTAAGGGCCCAGCATCAAAAAGCCATACATACTCAGGACTATGATCGTGCAGACGTGCTATGGGCTCGCTACAGTGAAAGCCGAGATCACACTGTTACTGCTAAAAATCAAGCAGAACGTTTGTTGTGAATTGAATAAATACACTACCAATCTGGACTTCTAAATATGAAAACAACTGACCTTTTTACACGAAATAGATCTGCACAGAGGCTGAATGAATCCCTGTCCAAGATGTTTGGCACACAGCTGGATCTTGACAGTTTTGACACGCCTAAATTGGAAGATGCTCGCAACAAGCTGCGCACACAAATCCACACAGCACGACAAGAAAGCGGCTTCAATGAAACCATTGAAAACGAAACCCTAAGCAAGGCACAGTTCATGCACGATGCTATTGTTGCAGAACTAATGGATCGTCAAGAGCATATTGTAGATACCAGTGTCCAAGAAGGTTCCAAAGCGGCTTCAATGAAACCATTGAAAACGAAACCCTAAGCAAAGCACAGTTCATGCACGATGCTATTGTTGCAGAACTCATGGATCGTCAAGAGCATATTGTAGATACCAGTGTCCAAGAAGGCAATGACGAAGTTGCCTCGGTATTAGGTCGCATTGCTGACGAGGAAGATTTCGATGCATTATATGAACTTTTCAGCGATCGCGGACCAGTAGGTGAATATCTACAAGATCAAATTGCTGATATCACAGGTGAGACAGGTCTTCACCCCAAAGATGATTTTGAAAGAATTGAAGGTATGATTATGGATCGTATCCAACAAGAGTTTGGTGGACAAAACAATGACGATGAAGGCGGTGAAACTGACGATGCCTACGCATTATCCTCAGCAGGCTTTGG